AACTAAGAGTTGTAAAGATCTGAAGCGTTTGCGCCGCGCTCGATAGCTTCTGCATATCCTCACTTAACGGAGGATAAAAACCTAGTGCCGCACCAAGTGCTTTCTTGGCTGTCGCTTGATCTTTTTCGGATAGCTTAGCCAACTCTGCAGTTAGCGTATTTTCGCCGGACTTAGTGGCTCTGTTCCATTCGACGCGTTTCACAAGACGTCTCAAGTAAGAAACTAATGCCGCTTCCGCCGGCTTGGAATATTTATCAAGCAGCTCCCGCTCAACTCCTTTAGTTAACTCAATAGATTCTTCTGCGGTATGTAAAGGGTCTAAGCCATCTACTAATGCCTCGGTTACATTTTCAGACGCTGTTCGTGCATCGTTTATGGCTTTTACAATAACTTCTTTTACTTGCGACGCTGTCATATCGCCTCGAGCTTTAGCGACAGTCTCAGCAAAACCGTCTAGATCCGCTGATATAGCGTCAAAATCTAGCTGCACTGGATAGAAATCTTCTTGGAAGCCAACTGATGTATTCTCTTCTTGGGATACATACTCGTCGTAGAAACTCTTGAGAAACGCTCGTATTTGCTGCGCTTGTTCTGACAGCTCGCTTGTTGGTTTACTGGTCCTCGCCTCTTGCGCTGAATCCTTAAATTCTTTTGAGGTAAGATCACCAAAAGTTCTCTCTAATTGGCTCTCAATATCATTTATTTTCAACGTAGTTTTTTGAAGAAAGCCAAGCCCTCTCTCTCCAGAGCGACCATAAATCATATTTGCTATTTTTACGCCGGCGCCGGTCTTAGCGCCGAGTCTCCTTACCACAGATTGCATGGGCGCAAAAATCTCCCACACTTTGTTAAGAATACTTTGCGTGTTTTTCTGAACCGCGGCAGTAGTGTTTTGATCAGATTTAGTAGGTAGTTTTGCCGCTCGATTAATTGTGTCGTTAATTGCAGCGAGCTTCATTTCCGACTTGATTGAAGATGGTTTAGCTTTAGTTTTTTGTTTAGGCGCAGGTTTCAAATCTGCATCTGCAGCAATTAACACTTCTCGGTTACCATTACTGTCCATCGGTGAAATAACACCAGCCGCTTCCATTTGGTCAAACAGCTCAACGGTTTTATTATACCCAATGCGTAATTCCCTCTGAACGGAGGAAATTGTAGCGTTTCGAGATTTTGCTACAAAAGCAACGGCTTGGTCGTATAGACCATCACCGTCGATACTAGACCTACGCATTTCTGACGTTGTGTCAGTAAAACCAAATATCTTAGCGCGCATAAGCGCAGGTGTTGCGGAAGGATCGATAGCCCTACGCTGCTTAACCGAAGGGTCCTGCTTCCGTATTATTGACTCCGCGATGAAGTCATCGACAGCTTGCGAATACTCTTGCCCGAAACGTTTTCTGCTGTTTGTGCTTAATGAGTTCCACAGGGATTTTAAGCGTTCCGCGACTCTAGCGAAGAATCTATGAACTACTCCTTGGGCTTTGATATTTTTCGTGGTCCACTTCGCTGTTTGGTCAGCTACCCACTCCTCAAAACCGTCCCTGCCTGGAGCGTCGTCGTAGAGCTCAGGGGACTTCGCTCGTGCCTTTTCAAAGTCCCGATAGAGACGGCCTCTAAGCTCAGGGTCTTGCAGAGCAGTTTGCATCTCTTCAATGAACAGCGCATGACCAATTTCATGCCCCGCCGTCAGAGTTAGCTCAAGCTCATTACCGCCGAGAACTTCATCGTTGAGGATAACAACATGTACCCCGTTGCCATCATTGCTGCGCAAGCGGTAATGTACACCGCCGGTTTTTTCACCAATGCTGTTTGCAATCTCTTGCAATGCCACACCAACATCTCTGTCGCTGGCCAAGTCGAAAATGCCGTCGCCCAGCGCTTTGAGCCTGCTGAGAGGCATGACGACTACCTTGCCCTTCAGCCTCAGCTTCTTGAGTGCTTGGTTAATAGTGACTGATACCGCTTCAGGGATACCCCCTAGAGGATATTCAGCAAAAGTTCTCTCGGGATCATCAAGAACAGCGGTGGTTTGCTTGGCGTCTAAGACAAACTCAGGGTTTCCTGACTTAGGTCTCTTTTCGCTATATCCCGTCTTTGGGGGAGGCTCTTCGTTAAGTAATCTAGTATTGCTGCTTTTAAGTTCAGTTGCTTCGGATTTACCATCAAAAACCCCTTCTTGCTGTCCTTGAAAACCACTAAAAGAATCATTTGGAGCGCCATACATTATATCTTCGCGCTTGAGGTTATCTTGCTTATTCCTTTCTAACTGAGCGACATAAGCGTCGCGCTCAGCAGAAGTTGCGTCAGGTTCTCTCGCATCAAACTCAGCAATGTCCCTTTGTTTAGCGTTCTCTTGTCTTTCTTCCTGTTCTTTTAGATATTCTGCTTTTTTTGTAGAAAGCGGCGTCGTAGCCGTATTTGGGTTTCGGTTAAGCAGATCGTAGAGGGTGTCGCCTTTAGCGTTAACCGTTACTAGATTGTAGCTCTCGGGTATGCCACTTCTGCCGTCCTCAAAAGCAAGACCAGTTCTCGGCGCTTTTACGTCACCTCGTAGCCGCCTGCCGGCAACTTGGAGTTCATAGCCTTGAACATTTAACTGACCCATAATTGTACTCAGGCCACTGACGTCCGAATCAATTCCGTCAAAAGAGCCACCGAGTTCTGTCTCGTTGATCCTCTTTCCCGCCGCGATCATGTCTGCAATGTTAACGGTAAATTCTTCTGTAACTGTCCCTTCTTCGTCGACTGCTACCACTGACACGCCGGCGTCCTTGCTGAATTTACTTCTACGTGACGCGCGTGCAATAGACTCCTGGATAAACTGCCCAAGTGGTAGACGGCGTTGGTTGCCACCCTTGTCTTGGATTGTATAAAGGTCACCGCCTAAGCTGGTCATCTCAATACGGAAACGATTATCGTCCCCGAGTATTAGCTCAACTTGTGATTCAGGATTTACTGACTGGAGCTTGTTTACTTTTCTTAAAGTCGAATCGCTCGCCAGCCCAAGGGGGCTAGTTGACCAATTAACTGTCTGATTAAACGTATTCTCATATTCACGGCGGAGAGATTCCGTTTCGGGGAATGTCTGATCCGCGCTTTGTTTGGGCTGATATGTTTGCTGCTCTCTGCCATCTTCGGTAAGTTCTATTTGAACAGGCTCAGCTTCCGTAAGGCCCATGTCCTGCGCGGTAGCTTCGGGCTGCGACTGCTCATTGGCATCGACAGCTTCATCTGAATCAATCGTCATGTTGCGGCCTCTTTCAGCCGCGACTCGCTGCGCTCTTTGCTCTTGAGCTTGTGCTAGCGGAAGTTCCGCAATCTTGCCTTTCGAACCCGCTATATTTTGAGCGGCTGCTCTGGCAGCGGGCAAGCCTTCCTGCGTAGTAAGTTCTTCAGAAATAACCTCGCCCTTAGCGTCAAGCACCTGCACAACAGTAGTAGCGTTCTCTGTCGGTGCTTTTGTCGCGCTATAACCAAGCGCAGCACCAACCGAGGTATCAGAACCATTGTCGTTAACAACGCTGTTAACCACTTCGATATCTTCAGAGAAAATCGTACCGCGCCCTTTTATGTTGGCGAAATAAACCGTCTTCCCGTTCCTAGTACTCGTACCGCTTGCGTTCTCTTCTATATCACCTAAGCCGTTATCTTTAGGCTCGCCGGCAACCCACACCGCCTTCTTGCCGTAGCCTTCGTCCTGCATCGCGTCATACTGCGCGAAAATGTCGCCTTGCGATTCTTGTGTCGTATAAAAACCGCCAACGTTGCCGTACTGCTCTTGGTCAACTTCTGAAGAGACTTCTTGCGCGCGGCCTTTCCTAGACAGCTCTTTGGCTTTATCAAATACTCGCGATATCGCGTCTGGCGTTGTGGCCACGGCTGCACCGCCACCGCCCATAGCAGTACCGGCTATAGCGCCCATGAACATCGCTTGGCCGAGTCTTAGGTTTGCGTCGTCTTGGGTGTAGCTGTCATCCACAGCCATTCGCTGAGCAACAAGAAGACCTTCTTGGCCGAGCTCAGTTGCGCCCTCGGTTATAGAACTAAGGCCCGCATTCTTAGCAATGTTGGTGGCATACAGATTTAATATGCTCTTAGGATCAGAACCGGCTTTGCGTTTCGCAAGCTTAGCGAGGTTGCCAAGAACAAGCGCTTCACCGGTAACTTCGAGTGCAGTAGATGCACCGCCAAGTAACAAGGACTGCAGGGCGCGGTCTGCGTTGAGCTCTACGCCTGCCTCGTCAAATTCTTTGAAACTCTCGCCGGTGTTAATTGGATAGGTGCCCGCTACAACACCAGTTTGACCGCCAATCTTCGCCCCACGTTTTGTTTGGCTCCAAAGCCCTTCGACAATGTCGTTCTCGAGCGCATCGAGCGTTTCGCCACGACCTTTTTTCTGGACAATGTCAGTGACCAGCTTTTTCGTTATAGCTTCGGCGCCTTCTGTCGCTGCTTTCCGAGCCACGCCGTAAGCAAGGGGAGCTGCACCGCCTGTAACAAAACCAGTAAGACCCGCAGCAATCGTTTCCGCTGCGAATGGGGTTACTTGCCCAAGGCCCATCTGGACTTGGTTCAAGAACCCAGAGAATGTTGGAGCGTCAGTGAATTCTTCGAATGTCTCTAGTCCAGCGACAGCTTTCGACGCTTGATCGGATCGAATGCGCGCGTTTTCTAAGTTTCTTTCAGCCGCCCGATCGTCTCCGATGAGAGTGTTACCAAGCGCTTTAAAATATTCGATATCACCCGCAAACGCGTTAGCGCCTTGGCGAATGCCCGCTTTGAACGGACTGTACGCGGTGCCAGCGGTATCAGGCGCGGGGGCGTCGGCAGTAATTATTTGATCAAGAAGCGCATTATTCTGCTCAACGAGCTTAGCGTCTTGTGCAATTATACTGTTTAAATATTCTGTTGCGCTCGGCATTACATTGCCACCGGCGGACGTTGTCGTGCTTTCGGAATTAGGGTTTCGTTTACGTATTCCCTACCAAACAAACTGTAGGCCACTACTAATGGAATTTCTCCCTCTACTATGTCCGCATTGTCTGCTGTGTCGCTGAACCCAAAAGTATTCCCATCTGGATTTACAACAATGCGATTTAATATGTCATCAATTGAATAATCTACAGATGCATCTGTCCGCACTATATTTTGAAACCACTCCGAGCTGAACAATTTAGGTTCTTTTTCTTTTGCATATTTATTGAGTACAACGCCCGCAACCTCAGCAGCAGCTCGGCCATAAGCGATTTTTGAAGGACCTTCTGGAAGATCTTCGAAATTACTAAATATAGATCGGGCACGCGCTGTAATCTTCGCGTCATTCCAGCGAACGGCGTCGTCCCCCTGAGCACCGGCTATCAATGTTAGTGCTTCTACCTCTTTGTTTACTGCCACAGTGGTATTTTCAAACTCCTTCATTTGAGCCGCGTTAAATTCATTTATTCTCTGGTTTAGAGTTCTTTGATTACCAACATCGTCAATTTGATCGCCCAGCGAATAATCCATCGCCCCGCGCTCTGCAAGATTAAACAGCTTTTGTAAAAGCTCTTGCTGTTGAGAAACGTTAAGAGATGCATCAGAAGTGGCTATTATAGCTGCCGCAAGAACTGCTTCCTTCGACGGTATATTTTGCAGATCTGATGCCGTTGTAACGCCTTCTCCCTGTAGAAATTGACTCGTTTGTTCGCGCTGATTGTCTGTAAAAACTAAGTCTCCTTCTTTAATCTTCGCAATCATGTTCTCGCGAGTAAGCGTCATATCAGGTGGATCAATAGGATTTTCTTCAGTACCTAACTTGCTGTCAGGCGTTATGGCTGACGGATTTAATATTTCAAAATCCCTACGCGCATTCTTTAGATCACGCATGTCTTGTTGGCCAACGCGGCCACTTCTTACCGGCCTATTCTCAAGTTTCTCTATTTGATCTTGTAAACCAGCCGCGTATTCTTGTACTTCTTGTGCTGACGACATAGCCATCCGTGATCGATATTGATCGGCTTCGTCCGTCATCGAATCGGGATCATTCACATCAACGGTAGCCGGAGAACGTCTTCGCTCAAACCCTTTTAGTAAACTCTTTAACTTAGGGCTCGCGTTTTCTGGGATATTCATAGCCCCGAAAGCGCCATCTTCAGATCGCTCAAAACCAAGACCCATACCCTGCAGCATCGCAATCGCTTCCTCTCCTGATTCTGCAGCAGAAGGCAGGCGGGGGTTTTCGGAAGATTGTGATGTTGAAGATTGTTGAGTTGGTCTTGGGAACTGCGCTGCCACGTCCTCTGCAGACATACCGCCATCTACCAGAATTTCAGACAGCTCATCGTAGCTCCTATTATTTAAATCTAAACTAGCCAATCTACCCGCGTTAACGCCTCCAGTAACCCCAGCCTGACCCAACTGGCTTGTTTGGGCGCCAATCACGCCAGCGGCGGCATTTACCATGTTGTCTCTACGGCGCACGTCGTCCAGTCGCGTAATATTCGATATCTTGCCGGCTTGTGATTTCCAGCCCCCGTTATTCATTAAGCCGCCAAGGCCATTTGCAAAGATTCGTTTCAACGTCGCGCCATCGAACTCTGTGACGGGGTCTGCCTCATCAGACGTGCCCCCTTCTGTTAAGGGACCTTCTGTGTCGTCGTTTTTTACAATAAGAGCGTAGCGGTCTTCCCCAACCTGCTGGATGCCAGTAATAGCGTCGTAGGGAACGCCTAGAGAAGAACTTAATGATTTGAACTGGGGAGAATTCTGCATAACACGAAGCATCGATTCTGTGTCGTTTACAAACACTTCTTGAAAAGAGTCGTCGCTGACGGAGAAGCCTCCATACCCATCGATGGTCAAGCCTTCTCCAAGGGTCGGGATAATGGATTCCGCTGTGGCCTCGTTCAAGCGCTCGTCTTCTACATCTTGTGCCGCACGGAGTGCAAAGGCCGACGTTGCGTTCTGGAGATCTTGCGCCTCCCTCAACATACCCAACTGTGTTGTCTTGGCCTCATTATTAAATTGGTCCTGAGTTTTTTGATAGGCGAGCTGATCCTCGCGCTGCGCCAGAACGGAATCTCTGTACTCGTTATTTGCACGATCCTGTTTGCGTTGCCGCATCATGTTCAACATCGGCGCAAGGTCACCTAATCCAGCCATTTCTTTCTCCTAGAACGACAACGCGAAAATGGCCATTGCGCCTAACTGGCCAATGGTGCTGTATGTATTTGCTCTGCTCTGCGCTTTAGCTGCGTCAAATGCCTGCCTGCGCGAGTTAGCATCAGTTGCGGCAGAACCTAGCTGGCTCTGGCTTGAGCGATTTACGCCTTGTCCAATGTTTATAAGATCGGCTTTTAAGTTAGTGTTCGCTTCGTTCTGCGCAATGCGAGCATCACCAACCGATTGGATCTGCCCAAGAATGCTGCCGCGCTGTATTGAACCTCGCATCGCCTGCAGCTGAGCAGGAGTCATTTGACCGCCGTAACGCTGCTGGTTTCTTGACGCAATCTGCTTAGTAAGGTCACTCGCCGACGTTGAATCTAGGCGTGCTTGGTCTACCAAAGAGGTGTCAGTCTGGGCGCGCTTGATAAGATCATTTTCCATACCGCGGAAATTCTTAATGTAATCTTGGAACTCGCCACGAGTGATTTGGGCATAGGCCGCTTCAGGATCTGCAACCACCGGAAGTGATGAGTTACCCTGCGAAGCGTTAGTTGGCAAATAGCCAAGACCTTCCATATCTTCATAATTTCGATTGCTCATACGCTTACCCGTCTACAAAGTAGTTGAACCGGTCTCTCAGCGAACTTACTCGTTGCGGAGGTCCGGCTTGGCCACGCGGCATATTCCTCTGCGGAGTGAAGAACGTGCCTCCAGTATCCTTATTGTCCAATCCCTGCATCACAAATGCGCCACCGACAGTAGTCGCAGCATCTATTTTAGATTGAGCGACCATCTGCTTATTTCTAGCTCGGTTTAGTGCTTCACTTGTACCTAACCGCGAGAGCTGAGCCATGCCGGTAGATGCGTCAGCTGCTTGCCCTCGAGCTATGCCTAGTACATTGCTGCCCATTTGGTTCTGGATTTGTTTCGCTGAGGTATTAGCGACCCCAAGTTGCCCTTGGTACGCTTTTCCAAGGTCAGACCCGTAATCAACCTGCTGAGTATTTCGATAGGAGGGCTGTGTGAGCGCCTGCATAGTGTCGGCATTGGCACGACCGCGAAGCGTTGTACCGACGTCCGTGTTTTGCGCTTTATCGCGCATCTGCTGGAGAATCGGAGAATAGTTCTGTTTAAAGTAGTTGTAATTCTGAAGAGCTACCGACGCCGAGGCTTTCTCCGCATCAGAGGCTTGATAATCAGACTGTTTAGGTTTTGAAGCCATGACATGATCGCCTATAAACTATGTGATCCAGCTCCCAATCCCAGTGCCCTAGTGCTTCACCTAGACGCTCGTTTTGGGTCCTCGTTTCGATCCACGCATAACCACTGTCCGCAGCAACTCGTGTCAGTTCTTCAAGGTGCCGAAACAAAACTGATGTTCCGTTTGGTTTACTCCAACACACCCAAACGAGCAGTGTCTTTTCGCCTGAATACTGGTCTGTCTCACTAGTCGTTACTGCAAACGCTTTGTCTGCAACCCACAATACTGCGTGTCCCGATTTAACCTCTGCGTACACATCTTCTGGGATATACGTTAAGTGTGGATTGGCCTCGAGAATTTCTTCTATCGCAGGCTTAATCCAGTGCCACTCGGTTCGTATCTCACCTATATTGAGTGTATCGCCGGCGGAAAGGGCTACTGTGGTAACCTCCATATTTCACATTCCTTGCTATTGGTGTGTTTCCTGAACGCGCTTTATTCTCAGCTTCTTTAACGCCTTCGTTGTAAAGCATTCCGTACATCTGCGCCGCAGCGTAATCAGTCCAATCTTTCGACGGAGTTCGCAACAATCGAAACAAGGCGCCATTTACAATTGCGTCTTTATTATCGTTTAGTATCTCGTCGCTAAGTGTCGTGCTGGATACTGTTGGCTTAAGTACAGCGCGTAAAATCACGCTTTCGACAACCGTAGTATTTGGCACCGGAGCTAACCAAAACGTACTTTGGGTCTGCTGAACAAAATACTCAGGGATAGAAAACTTAGAAGGGTCTCGCCAATTTGGCTGGCGCTTTTCTAAGAGCGCAGTACTGATAGGCTCTAACTTGTCGCCTTTGTAGACAGCCCAAAGAATCTTCTCAACGACCGTGCCTGTTGGTGGCTCGAGATCGTATTCATAGATTTTTGCAACCGTCGTTACAGGGTCAAGTTCTTGCTGATAAATTTCTGATTTGACACACAGGTCTATGGCCGCAGAGCGAAGAGCTGATATAGCCATCGCATCTGAGCAGCCATGAACACTGGGTAAAACGTCTGGTAGTAAAGACTCGAAAGTCGCCATTGGCGGTCACCTCAAATTATTGGGTTGCCATCCGAGGTGCCACTGCCATGAGATCAGTATTAGGATTCGTCACAGCATCAATCTGAGACTTTCCGGTAATAGACGACATGAATAACTGATAATGATTCGCAGCGCGCTGGCTATTGCCCGCGTACTCTGCGTCTTTCATATAAGCTGAATACAACACGTAATTAACTACTGCGTTTCCGTAGATGTCTGGGATATCTAAGTTATCGCTCTGCGTAACGCTGACTGGGTTTGCCGAATAGATAATTTCGACGAACGCTGATCCCGTAACCCCAGGATAAACATAAAAGTTGATAGGATTACTATCATCATAAATATAATGCTTAACAATAGCGCCGTGAGCAGCATCGCCGGTAACAAGCGGATCGTGCCAAGTAGGGGACTGCGCATCGAGCACCTCGCGATCTACAATTCGTACAGCGCGTGCGCCAGTACCATCAACTGCAGCGGACATATTTCTTACTACGCGTAACAGCCGGTTACCATCATTAGGTATTGACTGCTTAGTGCCGGCGGCAAGTGTCACCGTCGTATTCTTCGCCGACGCGTCAGGCTTAAAGAGTGCAATTTCTCGCTGTGCGTCGTTGACCCACAGAACAAGCTCACTAGTAACAGGCCATCTAACGCCCGTTGTGTCTTGGAGCGTTATTTGAACGCGGTCTACAATCGATTGAACAGATACACTCATGATTCTTTAGCTCCCATCAGCCATTTAGCACTTGATCCCAAGCGGCTTCTCTAATCTCCGCAGAGACTTGTTTCCCCATCACACGATGGATTGCAGCTGCCTTGGGCTCGCCAGTTGTCTTGAAATCATCCGGTGATCCAACATTAATCAACTCTTCGATTGCGTTTACGGCTTCGAATACGGGGTCGACATCAGGCTCAACGGGTTCTGGGGCAGACTCAACCGATACACCGATGGCCTCCGCTCCCATACCAATAGCGATAGCTGCTATTGCCTCTGAAACATCTCTTTCCACTCCAGCTTGCAGGCAAACAACCCCGCCGCCTAAAGTGGCTACTCTCAAATCAAATTCGGCCTTAATTCTCATTTTCTAGCCTTTAAAAAGGCCCCCTCGCAGCGTTAACTGTGAGGGGGCAATGCTCTCAAGGGGAGATTACTGAGCAGTATCTAGGCAGATAACACCGAAGTCTTCGACAGCGCCGTTGTAGTCGCTGTTGAACTTAGGCTTCTTCAGACCGAAGATCTTACCGATCGAGATACCTGACTGGTTGCCATAGTCGAAAGTATCTTCGACGATTTCTGGCGCGCCAATGTCAGCCATTGCAAGGGCTTGTGCTCCGCAGAACAGTGCGCGTGCGCCTGTAACATCTGCGTCTGCACCCCACTTGTAACCGGCAGCACCTGCGTTAGCAGAAGTTCCAGTAGTTCCGCCTTCAGTTGAGAAGACGTGACGGAACTCATGGCACATAACACCATCAACCATCAGGCTGCTAGAGCCAGAGAACAAGCTGTTGCTTGTGCCACGGACGCCAGCGTTGCGGACGTTCGCAAGGAAGTCAGCATCGAGCTTGAGGTTAGCCATCTGCTGTGGAGTAACAAAGAGGTGGAATGTCTCCTCGTTGCCCGCACCGCGAATACCACGGATATAGTTATCCTTCGCGTAAGCTTTCAGTTCAACAATCTGCTTGTAACCCAGCTTGTCAGTCGCTGTAACAGCCGTAGTATCACCAGTAGTGATATCAGAGCCATTAACGCGGAGGTGACGAGCTGCAGTAGGCGTAGTTACGTCTGACGCATACTCAAGGTCAGCAAGATCAAGACCCGCACCTGCGTTGTTTACGCGGAGTGCACCGTTAGTCTTGTTTGTGTAAGCAACACCCGACAGTGTGAGGAATGCCAACTGATCCATACGATCAGCCATAGCATAAGCCAGCGCGTCGCGTGAAGTTTCACGGAAGTTAACCACCGACTTCTGATCCGCCATACGACCGGCAATGCGGTTAGCAAAACGAAGCTGATCGAGATTAACAACGATGTCATACGCGCGTAGCGCTTCTTCGTTGCCTTCCAGAGTGTAGTCACCGGTTACACCGTCGCCAGTCATGTCGGCTAGCAAGGTGATAACAGCACGGGTGCCTTTCTCAGAACGAGTCAGTTCAGTAATACGCTGAACCATTGCATTTGAACCAGATCCTGCGAACTGGTTGATGAAGCTCATGTTACGAGCTTGACGCCAAAAATCCCGACTCCACGCGGTTAGTTGCTCAGAAGTCAGGCTAGCAAAATTTGTTAAAGCCATGATGGCCTCCATTTGTTTGCATTAAATTAAAATAGCCTTGTAAATCGTCCTTTTCGTGCAGACTAACGGTCGCGCGTTTTAGCGAGAGCGGTCTCGGCGCATTTAACGTCTGTGCAGACGGGAGTACGGTTTTTACGTGAACGACACGATCAGTTTTCGTACTGATACACGAATGGTACATTAATATTAGCGTTACTAATAAACTATGTCAACAAGATACTGGGTCACCATTTAACTTTATGGCTCCAATATCGGGCACTTAGGATGTCTGGTTTTGAGTCTTGGGCGTTGTGTCGCGCGTAGTAAGACTTCCTGCGCGCCTTATCTTTTTCTGACGTGGGGTTCTTACCCGCACCAGAGACCCCCTGCTGTCCAAATCGAATGGTTTTTGTCTCGCCCGATGAATTCCTAGCTACAACAACATGCGATTTTGTCGCGTGCGAAGGAGTCTTTTTGGGTTTGTTAAAACCAGCCACGCCTACGCGTGCTAATCTGGGGTCTCTGGTTGCCATAGTATTTCCTCTAGAAAATATCGCCTCTGAGCCTTCTCAGCGTTGCCTCGGGCAGCGCATTAAACTCTTCTTCAGACAGCGAGCTGATATCGAGCGCTTTTTCGCCGTGGCTGCTGCTGCCTTCTCCAGGAAGTTCAGGCGGCTGCTTCTTAGCTGCATCTAACTTCTTAGCAACCTCCGCCCTCTTCTTCGCCACTTCATCTACAGACTTCTTAGGTGCTTGTTTAGCGGTCAGCGCAGAAGAGTCATCCGATTCAGAGCCAATGTCATGGGCTTTTATGACAAAATTGGATGCCTTCGATAGCGCATCTACCGCCCTTAGACCCTGAACCATAAACGCGTCGCGTAGCTCAATTACTTCTTGAGTATAGTCTTCGTTATAGTCGGCAGAATTTTGGTCGAATACGGGGTATTCTGTTTCCAACAGGTTTGCAGCCTGCTGGAGAGCTGTTTCTTCGTTGTTTCTCGTAACGGTCTGCTCAACTTCTCGACGCAATTCATGAGACATAGCCTCCCTTTCCGCATTACGAATCTCACTGCGCAGCTTCGCCGCTTTATCAGGCTCACCATCAAGGATAAAGTCCTGATATTCGCGCTCTTTGGCCTCGAAGTCATACGAAGGTAACTCAGGCGGAGGGGGCTGATTGGCCTGCTTAATCTCATCGAGCTGCTTTTGCAGCGCTTTCTGTTTCGCTAACACCTCGTCAAGGCGAGATTTAGGCACCATCTGACCTTTTTTCTTGGCCTTTGGTTCCTCTAGTACCTCTTCGAGCTCTTCGAGCTCTTCGGTTTCGTCGAGCGCGACGGGCTCGTCGTCGGTTTCGGCTTCGGTTTCATCGACTTCTTCTTCGGCAGTTGGTACATCTTCAGTCTCCAAAGTTTCTATATCGGAAGTTTCATCTTCTTCTGGTTCAGCTTCATCTACACCGAGACCAAAATTAAGATCCACATCTACATCTTCAACCTGATCGATAGCATCCGATCCTGGCATCCTGTCGAATTCTAAATTTTCATCCTTATCAGCCATAATTTATCCTTTGGGGGTTAGAGATTTGTTGGTTTGTTGCATCGCCGTTGTGGCAATTCTTGTAGCCGCCGAGGTTTCTTGGTTAGATAGGCGGGTGTTATTAGTTAGATCCGCAAGCTCTCTTCTCAGATTCAGCTCCATTTCCTTCATGCGCATCTGACTCTCAAGCTCCATGACCTTAAGCTGCGGCGTAACGTCTGCCACATCTTGAGTTTTCGCCATGTTGATCGCAGCTTCCGACTGCAGCTTCTGCACTTCTGCCCGTAACTTCTCGATAGTGAGCTGAATCTGCTCCATCTCCATCTCGTGATGGATCTGCTGCATCTGCGCTTGTTCTTCACTGGGCGGCTCGACACCTGTAACGGTGCGGATACGTTTGGCCAGTTCACCCTTACGGGCTAGGTGGCTGTACTCTACGATGGCGTCATCTGGAATCATCACACCTGCGCTACGCAAACTCAGGGCCTCAGCAAACTGAATCTCGTCGAAACTGTCGCGGGCAGGTGCTGTAGCAATAACTACATCGTACTCGCCGATAGTAAGGTCGTTTACGATCCGGCCTTCGGGAGTCATTTCGTTGATCACCATCGGCTCACGCGGCTTAAGAGGATCATCTTCATTTGTAATCTGAACTATTCGCTGCTCGGTGTAGAACCGCTGTATCAGATTCAGAATCTTCTCTGCCAAGTGCTGACGAGTCTTGTTCAAGTTATCCAGCGGCACCTGAATCATTACCGCGCCGCGATTCTGCTTAGCTTGTATCGCGATACCTGATACTTCAGCTGAGTCAGTACCCAACATAGAGTCGTTGATACCTGATATCGCTTTGATGTTAGCCGCCGCTTTCTGACCAATACGATCCAGACCAGTCGGAATGGAGTTCGGCTGAATCTTTTGGGGTGGCGTGGTGCCACGGGCGAACTCAAGCACGAGGCCAGTTTCAGCGCCATGCTCCTCGAGGTCGTCTGGTGTCATACCTACCAGTGAGCCACTTTCTACCATCCAGCCGCTGTTAGCGGTGGTGTTAACGATATGCAGCTCTTGCGAGGCGATCTTGTTCAGCTGTTCTTGCGGAGATAACAGGTTACGTACCATCCCAAACGGACGGCCTCGGCGGAAGTAAGCGAAGAATGGCACCAAGGTAAAGTCGTCGTAAGGCGACCAATCATCGTGCAGCACAACCTTGTCACAGGTCACTGTCCAACGTACCTGCTTAACCATCTTAGTAATTACAGACAACCCGTGCTCTTTCGCGAACGCTTTTACTTTCCGCTCGTTCCAGTTTTCTGGCACGCGCCTCTGATCACCGGTTGTGGGGTCGACGTAGAAGTCTGACTTAGTCAGCTTTCGGTGCTGCCGTTCAATTACCCGCAGCGCTCTGACGTTTCGATACTCTTCCTCTCCAGGAATCTGAGCACCTAAGAAATCTTCTCGGGTGTCTATGTCACCGTAACGAGTCTCTTCATACTCAACCGAGTCACGGCCAAAACTGTTACCGTTTTCTGCGATGAACTGCAGCTTGTCGGCTTTGTCTTTCCCGTAGACCTCTTCGATCTCGTCAAGCGTCATCCATTTCGTTTCAAATATCTCGTTCCAAGTGCGCGCGTCATACTCTTTCGCGTCTGGGTCTATCAGTATATCCAGAGGGTCTTTCGCCGTTATCCGCACTTCACCTTCAGTGCTGTCGCTGAAATCTATGCGCACGTCGAAGTAACCACGGCCGTCAAGAATCAATCCGTCACTGAACACCTGCTGCTCGATCCAATCCATTTTGTTGTTGTCTGAGATCTGCATGAACAACTTAGTCAGCGTGTTCGCTATGTCACCGTCGCCGCCTTTACGCGGCTTAAACTTCACGTCTGCCCGTCGCGAGCTCTGCTCACCCAGCACCGTGTTAACCGTCGGCAGGATAGTGTTAATTGTCAGTGCAGGACGTCCGGCCTGATCGAGCGCTGCAATATCTTCAGCCGCCCACTGATCCCCTCGGTAATACGAGTCACACTTCTTAGCCATTTCAATGTAGTCGAGGTGGCCATTATCACGAGCACGTACATATCTGTCCCACTGGCCAGACGCAATCATGTGCTCTTTGTCTGCGGTCAATCGCTTTTCTTTCTTCATGGCTATGCACTCATCGCCGATTTGTTTTTGGGACCACCCTTAACAATATGGGCGAGCTTGTCCCTCCAAGAGGGAGTGTGAACAGTAGGCGCGTGATAAGTTGAGAATTCAGCCATCATCAATCCAAGCCACGCGAGCGCGTCGACCTGATCATCGTGGACGCCGTTAGGGAATCTCAATAGTTCTGCCACCAGTGGGCCTGTGAACACAGCATCACGAGGGAGGAATACCATCCCCTGCTGCATACGGCCTTGGATGGCGCGGGCGCGGGCTTCTTTGTCTCGTCTGCCGGTGCGCAGGTCTTTGATGTACATTTCATACAACCCCCTTTCACGCACGCGCTTCTCAAGGAACGGGCCGAGGGCCATCTCGATGTGACCCTTCTCGATGCCGACAATTGACGGTTTCCACTCGACGTATAAATCTAAAATCTTCTCTACAATCTCGAACCCGTCAAACCGCCCACGGACAATGTCCATGACGTACAACTTGTCGGACTCGTCGACGCCGATGACCATCCCAACCGAGTAGTCGTTCCTGTCGTTTTTACCGATGGCTAAGTCCCATGCGGCGTAGTACTTCATGCGGTCTTCATCGATATCCGCAGGGTCGTAGTACTTAATCATGCTGCGAGTAAAGTAATCACCCTCGTCCGCCACAGGATTCTGC